GTAGGTTCCTGACATATTAGAAAAGTCAATAAAGTTGTCTTTACCGTAGCTAAACATGTTAGAGAATTCGAAAGTCTTAGGTAGCCAGATAGAATTTCTTGGAACTTCTGACTTTGGCAACGCGTTGTTGACTATTTTGTTTATCTCGCAGATGTCTTTTATAGATTGTTCTTCCAAATTACACTTTTCTTTCAAGAAATCTACTAATAGTGAGTTTTGGTAGTCAATATCTCTTACGTCGTGTACGTTTAGCTTCTTATTTTCGTTAGAAGACGTTGTAAAGTCGCGTATTTTCATCAAAGAAGTCTCTAATACGTTGTGTTCCTGCTTGATTTCGGCTACTATTCGCTTAATTTCCGACTGATCTGTGTTCCTATATTTGACTCTAAGGTATAAATTCTTTGGTAATTGTGGTAAGGGCTGATAGATACCAGCGTCTACTTCAATTGTATAGAACGCTGTATCGTTTTCTATCTCAACGAACTCTGCGGACTTAGTAGCAACGTCCCAAACGTATATGCCGTGTACTAAAGACTCAGCGTGATTCTGTTGTACCAAAGATCCTGGATAGCCGATTGTCTTGGCTTCGTTTAGGAATTGTGTTTTGTGTATATCGCCTAATAAAACTAAGTCAAAGCCTTCAAAATCTTCTACTTTCACATCGTTGTCGAAAAGACCGAAGCCGCTTTCTGTTACAGTACCGCTAACGGGACCGTGATACAAACATATCTTAAAGTCGTCCTCTGTTCTAAAACATTTTGGATACTCTGTGTGACTGTCAAAAACCGACCAGTGATAGAAAGTAACGTTGTTCTCGTAAATGTCTAGTGCGCAAGTCTTCTTAAGGTAAGTTAAGTTAGGATGGTTCAAAGCATTAACAATAGGAGTCAACGCATCCATTCTGTGGTCGTTGTTTAAGTTCGCATCGTGATTGCCAGGAATCAATAATACTCTTCCGATGTCAGCCAAAGTTTTTAGGAAAGTTTGTACCTCTTCTACTAATTCAGGTGTAACGTCTGTCTTTGCGTGAACAATATCACCGGTCAAACAGATTAAATCGTCTTGAGTAAAATTTTCTTTAATGTAGTCATAAAGTCTCTCAAATACTCTTCTGTACTCATCGTGTCTTTTAAAGTTCCTAATGTGAATATCACTTACTTGGAATATTTTTCTTATCATGGTTTAACCCATCATTTTTTTGAGAATGATCTCACCGAATGTTAACGGCTTTGCTTTTTGTAATAATTCTGTCATATTTTCAAAACCTAAATCAGATGGATCCTTTCCTTCTAATTGTATTAAATAGACTTCTTTACCCAAATTTAATAATTGTTCTGAGTAAGTTAATGCCTCCTTAAGAGCATCCTTGTCTAATGCCAAATATACTGTTTTTACTTGAGATTCCACAAGTTTTAACATCAGTGCCTTTGGAATTGATTTTCCAAATAGGGGAATGGCGTTTCTTTTTATTGCTATTGCGTCGAATATGCCTTCGCAGAGTATTACGGGTACTGACCAATTAACGAAGTATTCCATACCAACAATTTCTGTCTTTTGAATAGACGGTGCGTCGTACTTTTGATATGGATCCTTTTCAAACGAGCGAGCAATAAAATAGTTTACTTGACCCATTTTATCGTAAGAAGGAATAATAACTCTATTGCGATACCTTCCAGTTTTACAATACCCAATGTTATATTTGCGCACATCAGACTCGTTGATACCTCTATTTTTTAAGTAGACAGCAGCGTGACGATACTCTAGTGATTTGTCGTTTTCTGTCATAGATATAAATTCTTTTGGTAAAAATATCCTTTCTACCATCGCGTCTTCTATCTTCGTCCTATCGTTTGCGAAATAGCTTTTCATCTCCACAAGTCTTGATTTGTCTATGCCAAGCTTCTTAAATAAAGAGACAGGCGTTTTGCCTTTTGTGGCCGGGTGGCAGGTCCAACAGTTGTATTGACCCGTAAAAATGTTAACGATCAACTTTGGTTTCTTGTGATTGCAAATAGGGCAATGGAACGCGTGATCCTTCTTGTTCTTATCGGGTTTTCCCTTTCCAAGTACCGATTCTAAAAGTCCCAAAACTAATTGTTCGTTCTCCATGGATTGAATATACAAAAATCTTTTCGAATAAAAAAATTTAATCTTCGTTGAGTACACTTAGAACTTAAGTTTTTTATTGTCCTACAAAATAATTATTTTTAAAACCTTCTACAACAGGGGGAAAACTACAGCAGACAACAACAGCAAGCAGATGAATATAGAAGATAAAGAGATAAATAAACCTAAACTAACAGAGGAAGAATTACAGGGGTTGTACATGTATCTTAGCATGAACTATGAAGGTATGAGTAATGAAGAAAAAAAATATTGGTACGAATTAATGAATGAATTAGATCCCGAGTTTAATAACATAGAAGAAGATGATTAAGATATATGTACTAGAAGGTTGTGATAAATGTAAAAAATTAAAGACAACCTTAGATAGTTTAAAAATTGGGTACGAAGAGATTCCTTGCGAACAGTATCCCAATATGTGTGATAATATAGAAGACGTTACTGGGGTAGATTCTTACCCAATAGCTAACTTAAACGGAAATATCTTGTACATCGCTGATAACTATTCGGATATAAACAAAATAAGAATAATATCTGAAAGCCTTTCTACTATGGGAATGTACTCGATAGATAATATCATAGATGCGATAAAAAATTATTAAATTAACAATATGAGATACAAACAATTAATTACTAAAAAATTAGGTGAGCTGATAAACATGATAATGTATCAAAGCTCGCAAATTTCCCAATTGCGTCCTCCACAAGAATTAAAAGAAACTCTTGACAGAATGCAATCAAAAATAGAAGAAGTTCAACATTTAATAGACACTGAGCACGAATCTTAATCAAAAAATAAAAGTTATGAAAAAATTGACAGAAGAACAAATCCTTGAGAACTTACAAAAGTTTTACGGATACATTGACAAGTACATTACCTCTGACAGGAAAGACGCTTTACTGGAATTTTATAAGAGTAGAGAAGTTACCTTAGCTATTAGTCCAGCATCCACTAAATTAGCACATCACAACTGTTTTCCAGGTGGATACGTTGAACATGTTAATAGAGTAGTTGAAGCCTCTTTAGTTATGGATAAAGTATGGGAGCGCTTTGGTCAGAAGAAAGATTATACTGTTGAAGAACTAGTATTCTCTGCAATTAATCATGACCTTGGTAAACTGGGCACTAATGAAGAGCCTTTCTACATTCCTAACGATTCTTCATGGCATATAGAAAAGCAAGGAGCACACTTTAAATACAATAACAACATTACTCACATGAGAATTGCTGATCGTAGTTTATTCTATTTACAACAAGCAAACATTAGTGTTAGCGAAAATGAGTTCTTAGCAATTAAGTTACATGATGGTCTTTACGAAGAATCAAATAAAGCATATTACATTACGTACAGTTCTGACTCGGAATTAAAATCTAATTTACCTTACATATTACATCAAGCCGATTTAATGGCTTCGAGAGTAGAAACACAAATTTAAAATGACTGGAATAATCGCAATCGCATTATGGTTCGCCACTATTTTTGGCGCTACTGTATATAATCTTTACAGAAAAAATAAACGTTTAGAAGAGATCGTACTTAATCAAAGTAGCTTCGTTAACGATACGTTGTCTATAATGGACGACTTCAATGCTCTAGTAAATAAAATAGACATGACAATGTGGGTTCAATCTGACCCAGAATTATTACAATTATTTGAAACTATAAAAGCAGTCCAAGCTAGAGTTCAACAATTTACAGGAAGAAAATAATATGGCAGAAGACATACTTGCGGAACAGGAACCGGACATGGGTCTTACCATCAAAGGTACGCCTAGAATTAGAAAGCCAAAAACAAAAAATGTTTATTTTACTTCTGAAACTGAAGAGGCTATTCTAAGATATCGTGCTGCGCCTAATCAAGCTTTAGCAAATCAAATCTATAATAAAGAGATTCACTACGCATTCTACAAATTAGCCGAAAATATTATCCACACATTTAAGTTTTACTATACAGAAGTAGACAATATAGAGGATCTTAAGTTCGAAGTTATATCTTTTCTTTTACAAAAATTACACCTTTACGATCAATCAAAAGGCAAGGCTTATTCTTATTTTGGAACGATTGCTAAAAGATATTTGATTATCTACAATCAAAAGAACTATAAAAAGATGGTCTCCAAAATGCAAGTGGAGGAGATAGACAACGCAGAAAAAACTCACGAGACTTTAATACTGGAGCCCGGTTCATCTGATGTAGACAGGGTTTCTGTAATAGATCAATTTATAAAGCACGTAGACGATAATTTGACGCAACTTTTTGAAAAAGAATCCGAGACTAAGGTTGCAGACGCTATTTTAGAAGTTTTTAAGAAGCGAGAAAATATAGATATCTTTAACAAAAAAGCCCTATTCATATACATAAAAGAGATGACCGACTGTCAATCCAATACCATTACAAAGGTAATCAAGAGACTCAAGGTCATATACAAAGAAGTGTTGGATCATCATATTGAAAATGTTGACCAGTAATATTTATTTATAAAAATCTTATGGAACTTGAAAAAGAAATCTTCCCTGGCAAGACTTTGGCGCATTTGGTGGAAGAGGTATACAATAAGCACAAGTCTCAGGACTCAACAATAAAATCAGAAATATTACGTTTGGCAGATATGATTGAGGGCCCTGGAGATGCTATTGTTTTGGTACCCATGATCAAGGGCTTATTAGATTCTAGTCTTAAAAATGACGAAGTTTTAATGAAAATACTTGCTGCTTTCCAAAAGTCTGCAGATGCCAAAGACAAGTCTGTTGAAGACGGAGGACTTTTAAGCGAGAAAGATATAGAACAATTAATGAGCGAGGTAACTTCTATAGGAAACGGAGTTAAACAATTACCCAAAGCATAATGGCATTCGATTTTTTTAATAACGCCCAAGAAACTGGAGAAGGTTCTCAAGGATTCTTTTATATAATAGGAAGAGTCAAAAGCATTGTAATGTCCGATTACATTGAGGGAACTAAACTACCAAACCCTAATTTTAAAAATTATGGAGATCTTGGCAAGATAAATTTTGAAATAGTATACTCAAGTCTAAGTTCCATTAGTAGCGATCAAGCCAATACACCAGCATACCCATTTTTTAGTTTTCTAAATCAATATCCATTAGTTAATGAGATAGTCATAATATTTCCCGGACCAACTGAGGCATTAAATGATTCTTTTGAAAATAAGTCTCTATTTTATTTACCTCCGTTTAATCTTTGGAAATTTAGTCCTAATCATAGCGCGATGCCTAACATTGCCGAATGGAGTAAGCAATTACAAGACATAGGTAACAGACCTAATTATGTGCAAACTGATAATCAACAGATGCAATTATTTTTAGGAGAATATTTTAAAGAGAATAAGGTTAGAAAATTAAAGCCTTTCGAAGGAGACATAATAATAGAATCAAGATTTGGACAATCAGTAAGATTTGGAAATACCACACCTAAAGTAAAAAAATCAAACTATTGGTCAAATTCAGGAGCTCAAGGAAGTCCTATTACTATGATAGTAAATGGTCAAGGTCAACCTGATAATATGAAGGATCCATTTAGTCCTACTGTAGAAAATATAAACAAAGATAAGTCTTCCATATATTTAACTTACGATCAACAAATAGATATTACGGACTTAAACAATTTTAGTTTTAGATCTTTTGGAGGATTAAACGCTCAGTTTCAAGAAAAAACAAATAACGTTAGGATGTCTCAACAACCAATAATATCTAACGAAATAGTTGACGCAGAAACTCAAGATAAAAATTCAATAGGTTAGCAATGTTAGATAAATTAATATTTCCATACACCGGATCTCAAGCTATAATATCCTCAGATAGGGTAATGTTGCACGCTAAAAAAGATACTATAATTTTAGCTGGTAAAAGAGCCATATCTTTATGTTCAGCTGAAACTATAAATTTAGATGCTAACGAATCTATTAAAATAGACTGCGATAATATACAATTGGGTCATGAAGCAGAAGCGCTAGGCGAAAACGTCATTCTCGGTAGAACATTGGTTAGTCAGCTAAAGGCATTTTGCATATCTTTACAAGCCATAGGACAAGAGCTCTCAAGAGTTGCGGAAAGTAAAGACGCTATAGCAGCTTCAATGACTATTATAATGCATCAAGGAAATGAATTGGACGTGGCGGCTACCGATTTATTGAATTCTTTAGACTCGACTCTTTCTCAAAACACTTTTACTAGATAATCATGGGAAACGAAAATATAAACGTAGATTTAAACGAGCAGCTCATAAGATCCCAAACACCAGCAATTCTTTCTTCAAAAGTTGGAAGTCTTGGAGAGGGTTTAGAAAGAATACAATCTACCATATCTACGGCTACTATAGCAATAAAAAAAAAGGTATCTAGAATATTTTACGGAAAAACAAATCAAGGCGCTGTAGCAGATAAAAAAAAGGGAGCAAAAAAAATATTTCAAAATCCTTTAGATTTAGGACTATTAAAATTGCTAAATATAATAGCAACAATAGATTTTTGTGCAATATTTAGTTTCGCTGCAAATCAAATACCTGATAACTTACAAAAATTTGATCCTAATAAACAACCAGACGATAAATCTCCATTAGGTAAAAGCAAGTGGCAGATACAAAAATATGCTTACGATATACAAAAATATATCGATAATTTTATGGCCACGTATGCAGGATCTCAAACAGCCATTGATTTTATACCTTTTAACGAGGATACAAAAAGAGAATTAAATAATTTAATAGCACAAATAACTTCTTTATTAGAAGATTTGACTAATCCTAATGAAGACGCCTCTTTAGAAAATCCAGCATTTGTCGAAGCATTTCCTCAAGCAACTATTTTAAATAATTTTATAAGAAATGCAATAGGTTCTTTGAATAGGAAATTAGATTTAAGACAAATTAATAATGCTGAATTTCAAAATGCGATAAATACAATAAATAAAGTAAGACAAACTTGTATTACTGTACAAGCTATAAACGATCCTAAAACAGTCTTACAGCAATTAGATACATTTACGAAAGGTTCTATAAGCGAAGCGATAAGACAATTAGATCAATTAATAAATCCTTCTAGAATTGTAGGTTTTTTAAAATCTTTAATAGGTACAATAAAAATAATAGTTAAAACAGTTTCTACTATTGCTAATATTATTGGTCTTCTACAAACTGTTATAAAAGTATCTCTATTGCTATTAAAGATATTTTATAAACTTAGACTTTTTTTCTTTGGAATTCCAATACCACAAGTAGTAAATACTGTTGGAGGTCAAAATACAATATCTGCAACTTTACAAGACGTTGTTGTTAATAAAGGTCTTGTATACTTTTTGAGAAGACTATTGCAAATAAACG